TGGACACACTACGGTTATCGCGGCAGACGACGGAGTTGACTTTGTCGATACTTCTGCAAACCCACGCGATGCTGCCTATGTCCAGATGCGTCAGATAACTAAAGAAGAAATACTTTCTGCATTTGGTGTTCCTGGGTCTGTTATTGGTAACGCCTCTGGCAGAACCTTCAGTAACGCCTCAGAAGAAATTCGTGTTTTCTGGATGGAGACAATGCTTCCCCATTTGGAGCCAATATCTAGAGCGCTGGACGAACTTGATGAAAAGTACTATCTGGATTTTGACACAACCGAAGTTCCAATCCTCATGCTTTACAAGCAAGAGCGGGACAAGTATTTACTACAGGAATTCCAGTCTGGGCTAATTAGTGCGAACGAGTACAGAACTGGCTCGTCACGCAAAGAAGTAGATGCCGACTTGGCTGACTCGCTTCTTCAGAATCCAAACCTTATTCCTATTGCAAACACGAAAAAGAAGATGGAAGAAGGACAGGCTCAAATTCCTGGGGCTCCTGGGGCCCCTCCAGGAATGCCGGGGATGCCACCTGGAATGCCTGGAATGCCACCTGGAATGCCAACTCCGGTTCCTCCAATGGCAGAGACTATTCCTCTGGATACGAACACCATGCAGGGGGCAATGGCCGAAGCCGGAATGGCCGAAGGTGGCGAATTGGCTCAAACCACTATTCCTACCGAGGCACTTGGTGGACTTCCGCAGCCAATGACTGTTGCGTCTTCTCCTAGTAATCAAATTCAAGTAAAAGAAATGATTGACAAGAACGAACAGTCAATTGAAAGATGGACTGAAATTCTTGCGAGAAGCGTTGAGCGTGTAGCGGAAAGACAACAAAGAGTAGTGCTAGAAAAAGCTAGCGGCTTGAAGTCTAAAAAGGCCTTAATGCACGGAACTCTTGATGTTGACTCGGTTTTGTCAATTGAGACATGGAATAAGCAGATAGAGGAAGACATCCGTCCGGTTGTTTCTTCTATTATTAGCGATTCTTTTGAGTCACGAGTAAACGAAGCGTCCGAAAAGGGAGTAAAAGTAAAAGCTCTCCCAGTCAAGGACCTTCGCGCAATGGTTGATGCTCACGTTTCAAGAATTAAAAGAATAAATGAAGCGAATTTTTCAGAAATTAATTCACTTATGATTAAATCTTTTGAATACGCAGACGAAGAAAGACGATATTCGTTCTTCAGAGACGGCTTAGTGGAAATGTATACCGACTTCTTCGCTTATGGTCAATATCAACTGGCTGAAAATGAGGCTCGTTCCGCTTGGAACTTCGGTCAAACTGTTTAGTTTCACTAAACGATTGTTTGATTTTTATATAATTTCACTAAAAGTGGATATATAAGCATAGTTGCACCGAACAGACTTCCTAATGTCTTATTATTTTCAGTAGACACAAGACGAAGGGTCTCCTGAATGTTGCCTGAACTGTACGAATATAAGTCAACCACGCTCGGAACTTCCTTTGCGACCAAGGGTGGCTCCATCAACCTAGATGAAGCTCAGGGAATGGTTGAGTGCTTCGTAGCCGGAATAGGCAACAAAGACTCAGTAGGAGACATTGTCACTACTGGTGCGTTCACAAAAAGCCTTCAGCGCCGCAAGCCTCGTGTTGTTTGGGGCCACAACTGGAATGACCCAATCGGTAAAGTTTTAGAGATTTACGAAGTACCAAATACGGACCCAAGATTGCCTTTGAAGATGAAGATGGCAGGAATCGGTGGACTTTTTGCTCGCGTTCAGTTCAACCTTAATTCCGAAAAAGGTAAAGAAGCATTCGCTATGGTTGCCTTCTTTGGTGAAGAACAAGAATGGTCAATCGGCTATAAGACGCTTCGTGCCCAGTTCGACCAGAAGTCGCAAGCAAACGTTATTTACGAACTTGAACTGTACGAAGTATCTCCTGTTCTTCACGGAGCAAACCAGCTCACTGGCACTATTTCCGTAAAGTCAGAAGAAGGTGGATATTCCGGTCCAGTTTCCTATATGGAAGAAGACGAAGAAGAAACCATAAACCGCGCAGAAATTGAAAAGCAATTGGGCTTAATGCTCGGCGCAAAAGTTTCCTTAATGGACGTAAACGGAGAAGAGCTAACCTTTGCTCGTCGTGCAGATAACGGTGAAGTTGGCCGATACAAGTGCCATTTCAGCGGAGGTCGCGGACGATACATGTTTGGAGCACCTGAGCCAATTACGGTTGTTGCACCACGCAGACCATCAGTGCCTATGCCCGGAATGCCAATGATGCCAATTGGGTCTCCAGGAATGGTGATGAATCAGCCTCAACGCCCCACGCGTCCGCCAGCAATGTCTATGCCTGTTGCGATAAGACCAGGACAAAATGGTCCTCAGATTATCGCGCTTCCAGCAGTTGAGTACGAAGATGATGATACTCAAGAATTTGACCCAACAAACTTGGACAAAGAAGAAGCAGACCTAAGAGACGCACTTCTCAAGATAACAAAACGTCACGGCAAGTTTAATCAAGACTCAGAAGGTGTTTGGGCCGGATACACGCCAGCTGCCGAAAACTCAATTGCTGGCATAGGCGTAAAATGTGCTAACTGCGTTTTTTATCAAGGTGGCGATAGCTGCAAGATAATTGACATGGAAGTTGAATCAGAAGGAAAGTGCCGTTTTGCCGTCATTCCTAATGGAGTTGTCAAAGGTGATTCAACAGTCAAAAAGACATACGAAATCGAAGAAGAGTTCACTCAAGAAGACTACGTTTCCGACCTTGAAGTAAAATACCCTGGAGAGTTAGCAATAGCAGCCCTGCGTGGAGCTATCGGAAGACGTAGAAAAAAGCGTCGTAAGTTCAAGTTGCTAAGCGAGTTTGGTTCGCAAAGTGATTGGCCCGAAGAGAAGGCATACCTGTTGCCTGTCGTGCCAAAGTTTGCCTTCATGGTCAAGCAGGCCCTAGACCCAATATTTGACTATCACGGCGTTGAGTCTTTTGTAGACGTGGATGGAATTGTAATGACGTCTGGCATCAGTTATGACTTAATTGATGCGGTAGATACGGCTGTTGATAACCTAAAAAAAAAGTCTATAAATCAAAATGACATCGAATGGAAAGCTGCTAGTTACCGACTTGGTCGTGCTATTGGTGGTCGTTTAACAAATAAACCAAATATTGGTGGAGGCCGTTCGGCCGGTCGATTCTTTACGTCAATTGGAGCAGAAGATTTTGACCCATTTAGTGCGCGTGATGCCAACCTAAACGGAATAGTCGGTGAAGGCTTATTCCTTCGTGGTGTTGCTCTAGCCACTCCAGACCCAACACCGGATGGCCCTGGTTCAATACGCAACCCAAAACCATCCCGCGCTCAAGTACGCAAGCCTGAATCAGAGATTCTTGACCGAGCTGGAGACGGCAAAGTCAAGCCTGTCGGCTCAAAACTAAGTAGCGGAAAACTGTTTGACGTTCCACGCATAGACGACCCTGATGTAGATTCTGCGACAAAATACGGCTCCGCTGAGTCACAAAGAGACGAGCTTCAAGGCGTACTTGATGGTGCTTCAGACAAAGACCAAATAAAGAGACTAAAGCAAGCTATTGCTGAACTCGATAAATACATGAAGAGTGTTGAAAAAACGGTCGAAGGGGACATGGAACGCGAAAAGCGTCCAACAAAACCCAAGGCACCACAGGTTCTCAACAGAGAAAACACTCAGCTTGCCAGAGGAATAAAGCCTCAGCGTATACCAATCGCTAGTCAATCGATGACAAGCGTAGAACGTTTCTCTTCTGGGAAACTTCCCGACAAAGCTCAGCTTCCAGAAGGCTCCTCGCAGCTTAAAGAATTCTACGAAGCGATGGCAGAAGACGTAGTGAAGTTGCTCACGGAGTTAATGAACGACCCAAATAAAGATAAAAACTGGAAACTTCCATGGCGTCGCCCTGAGCTTTATGCAAGAAACCCTACGCGCGGTCGCGTGTATCAAGGCATGAACCAGATGACTCTTGGCTTGGTTGCAAAATCTCGCGGGTACGAACTTCCTCGATGGGCCGGAGAAGGTCAATGGAAAAAGCTTGGTGGAAAACTTAAGCCGGGTGGACGAAAGATGGGCGTTTCTATTCTTGTTCCACGAGAAGGACGCACTTTCACAGACATAAACGGCAAGGAAGTCGTCGAGGGGCGCTACTACGAGGTACAAACTGTTTATAACGTAGCCGAAGTAGCTGGCCTCCCAAAGAAATTTTATGAACCTATCGATGCGGACATAAATCAAGAAACAAGACTTGAAGATTTAGAAAACGTTATTAAGGAAATTGGTCCTGATTTCGTAGAATCATTTGGTGAGGATGCTTTTTATCGCCCATCAACAGACAAGATTCACATGCCTGCTTTTGAACAGTTTGTTGATGCTACGGCTTTTTATGGGACAGCAATGCACGAAACCGTTCATTGGACCTCTCACCCAACACGCCTAAACAGAACTTTAGGTAAAGAATTTGGCGATGAACAATACGCATTTGAAGAACTAATCGCTGAGATAGGTTCAGCGTTCGCGTTGGGCGCAATGGGTATTGAGCCAACAATTAGAGACAATCACCTTGTTTATGTAGCAGGATGGTTGAAGAAACTGACAGCAGACCCACTTGCCTTGCATAGGGCAATACTTTCAGCCCAACAAGCAAACGACTTCTTGCTAGACCGTTCCTCGACAATGCGAAGACTTGCTGGCATCCCGGACGATGAAAGAAAAGGCAAAGACAATGCGTGGCTCGAAGTGCCAATGCTTGCTGGATACGAAGACTCTCCAAGAATCAAGCCGACAACAGGCGTAAGCGGCACAATGGAAGACATGCTGGACGTGGAGTTCCCGCAGGACTTCGCACCAGAGGCTAGAAGAACGTCTACTGCGGAACGAGAGATGAGTTCTCTTTCACGAAACCTACCAACAAAGACCAAAGATGGAATCGTCATTACTCCGTCTGGAAGACTTTCTAGCGGTAGAGGCCCAATCAAGGGCAAAAACCCTAATGCGCCAGAAATAAAGCCCATAGATGAGACAGTAGCGCTCAGGCTTGCATTTGGTTTGTCAAACGAGCCAACCGAAGAGCAGCGAGACATCATGGCGGTTGCCATGAATCTCATTAGAAACAAAGACCCGCGCATATTGTCTATTCTTGCAGGTGCTGGAACTGGTAAAACCACAACGCTAAAGAGCATCGCATGGGGTCTGCAGAGAGAATTCGACCTATGGCCAGAAGGCGACCTTCGGAGACCAGAACAACTCAGATACCTTTCAGATAGGTACGGCGTTGATTTCTCTGGCATGTCCGCGGAACAGGTTAAGGAATCTGTAGAAAAACTAGCTGAAGAAAAATCAATAAACAATCTTTACTATGCGGTATTTAACAAGAAAAATCAATTCGAAGCAGAATTGGAGTTTCCAAGAAATACCGGAGTATCAACAACCGACAAGATTTGGTACTGGTCACTAAAACTAGGACAAGGCGACAAAAAATACGGAACAGGAATGCGCAGAAAAATGCAATTCGCATTGATTTCGCCTACTGACAGAAAAGTAAATAATCCCGGAGCCAAGAATCCTAAATTCATCAGCGAAGCTCTAACTCCTGACGAACCAGAAAGACTATTGCCACAGCAGGTACGGGAGCTCTTTGATGGAACAACCGAGTCTTTTGATGGAATTGAACCAGGATACAGAAGTCTTGGTTGGACAAGATTAGATACTGGAAGTGATTGGAAAGAATTTTTAGATTTTGCAGACGAGAAGCGCTGGAAGGGTCAAGAAACTAGACCAACTTCTGTTCCCATCTTGGACGATAAGGGAAAACCAGTAAGAGACGCTAAGGGAAAAATTCAAACAACAATGGAAGATTCGTCTGGATTTATTCTTCCAGATGCGGGCTCAACATTTGTCAGTCGAGACCAATTCGGTGACCTTTTTAAAAATGCCCTTACTAGATGGAGTCTTTCAAAAGAAGAAAAAGCGTCAGCATGGATGTTTACGCAGCCCGCAATACTAACGCAAGAGCTAGATACGCCGCGCGGTTCTGGTAAGGACATCAGCCCTGTTGACACCATTTTAGATGAAAAAGATATTCCGGCTCAATGGGTAGAAGCTTTGCAGGAAGCAATAGACAAATTTTCCGATGGGGATAGCAGTATGCTTCCACCAAGAGATTCTGTCGCAAAACTGTGGATGCTTACGGAGCCAGACCTTCGCTCAGACCCGGGCTTGATAACGCATACCGAGTCTCAAGAGCGCAAAAAAACTATTCCAGATAGCTACGCGGTTGGAGACACGTATGAGCTTGAAGGCGAAACATGGATAGTCAAAACAAGAAAAAAGAGTAAAGGCAAAAACGTTCAAGTTACTCTAACCAAGAGAATGGCGACAGAAGAAAAACCACTCAGTGCATTTTTTGTTGACGAGGCGCAAGACTCAAATGAAATTCTTGAAACAGTGCTCGACAACAATAGAGCCAATCTTCCGATAGTTGTTGTTGGAGATGATAGACAAGCCGTTTATGCGTTTCGTAACGCGAAAAACATCCTTGAATCCCTAAACGCTGACTATGAATTAACAATTACCGAATCTTTTAGATACGGAGAAGTAATTGGGCATTTAACGAACCTTGCCTTGGGTATGCAAAACCTTTACCTTGACAAACAGGGCGTCCCTCAGTTGCCATGGAAACACGTTAAAGGCAAAGCTCAGGTTGTAGTAAACAGACTGTTCGACCCATTGCTTCCTAAAAAAGATAGAAAAGGTCTGGAGCCGGTTGACGAAATCGACGATATGACTCGTGAGTTCCTTCTTAAGGACTTGGAAGAAAAGTTTTCAACTCCAGAAAAGCGTTTGAATTTCTCTGTACATACGGTTGGAAAGAAAGCTGGAGAAAAATTAACACGCAAAGAGCAAGATGATAAATTAAGAGAACTAAGAGACTCCATTCTTGAGCCAAAAGCGGGGAAGATAGTCGACAGGGTTGAGGAAGCAAATAAAGAAGTTCCAAATCTCCCAACCATGATTCTCTGCAGAACCAACGCAGAAATCATTAACGAAACTCTCAAGTTCATTAAACTTGTCGTCGATAGTCCAAATGCGAAAAAAGATGATAACGGGTTGCCAATTCTGCCAGAAGTAGTCATTCCTTTAAGCAAGCACGAAGAACTTCTAAAGTTTACGAGACATCTTGAGTACATCTTTATGCCTCAAGCAGAAAAAAGCAAGCGCGGTCTCCCCGAAGTATCGGGATGGATTGGACCCATCTTCGACCAGGGAGGACTGAAGAGAGTAATAAATCAGGCTTCAGGACAGCAGGCCAGAAGTGCATACAAACTAATAATGCAGGCCCCTCCTGGCGGCGGCGTGCCTCTTGGGATATCAGGAATGTTAACCCTTCTTCAGGGCAGACAGAAAATAGAAATAGATGCGAAAACCGGTAAAGAAAAAATTACTGTTATTCCTGCGTCAATTCTTCCAGAAAGAAAAAGCGTAACGCTTGAGAATTTCAGAATAGAACCAGAAGAAATTGACTCAATATCTAAATTTTCTAAAGCCGCATCCGCCCCTCAAGCTAAAGAATCTCAACTACAAAGAATTGTAATAATTCCTCCACCCAGCACCTCAACCGATGGTCGAGGTGCTGTATATGCTCAACTTGAAATTATAGGCGGAGACGAAAAGAAACCCGGAAAACCATCCGGACGCATTATCGTTACCGGTGACGGTGTGGATACCGGTAGACCACAAACACTCCCCGACGGCTCCGAAGCAAGAAACATACCTCCCAACCAAAGAGTAGGTAACGGTCGCTATAGAAGAGACCTCGAAAAGGTCATCTTGAATCTTGGTTTATCCGACAAGGTAAAGATAATGCAAGACGCAGAGAGGGGCGGCCCGCGAGCCGGAGGAAAGCGCAGAGCGTTTGACGGATTTGTAATTGAGGGCGAAAACCTTGAAGAATCAACCAAAATATTAAACGACATTGGCCAAGCAATGAGAGATTCGGCTCAAGGCCCTGGTGGAGACGTTGAGATTACGACCATTCAGCTTTCAAAAGGCCGAGAGTCAGATTTTGTTGCAGTAGCAGAAGACTTGGGAGACCCTAGCGATTCATTGGCTGCAAATATTCCACAAGGACAAGCAGGACTTGCCTTCATGGAGGAAACAAACCTCATCCATGTGGCGTTTTCTCGTGCGAAAAAAATGATTGACCCAGGTTGGAAGGGGTTCAAGTATTATCTCCACGACGAATCTACAAAAGACGTCAGGGCAGCAATCAAGAAAGCAGTACAGGACGGCCATATACCGCCAGAACTAGACAAGGGGGCCTTTGGAGACGAAGGCGGTATTCCTCTTCCTAAGTTCTATGCAGCATTAAACAAGATGAGTCCTGACGATATAGATGAAAATAATCTTCCAGACCGAGCAGCGCTTGATGAAAAAGAAATCGAAATTGACCCCGACCTCGTCTTTGACGTGGATAAGGATATTAACGATGTCGTTCGTGACCCAAGTGATTACGAATCAGAAGTAGACATAGATGACTTGATTGATGCGGACGAAATGGGAGACGATTCTGATGGTCAGATGCGCCTCTCTAGCGGAACCTCAAACTTCCCTGGTCCTGGCCGCCGTCTGTCTAGAAGAATGGGCGTAAGAAGCAGTAGTCGCGTCACCCCTGGTGCCATAAGTGCTCAAGACCTTGCTGGAATAAGACTCTTTGGAGACCCCAATTCACCCAACAACCGCCGCAAGACGGATTATGCAATGCAGACGTGGGCTGGATTCAGGGAAAGAGGTATCGAAATAAATGCCGAAGGAAGAGAACAAACAAAAAACGCCATGAAAAAAGTCGGCGAAGCCATGAAGGCTCGTCAGAACAGGGTTCGGGTTGGGCGAGTTGGAGACAACTTGCGCAATGATAATCCTTCGGCGGAAACATGGATGCTCTCAGTAGACGCTCTCGCAGAGCAACTTCGCATTCCAGAAGATTTTAATGGCCAGGGCGAATCCCTTCGTTCTCGTTCTGCGACACGACAAGAGATAGCAAGTCTTTTGGGTTTGAGCGAAATGGACAAGCAGAAGATTCAAAATTCCGATGCTGGAGTAAACCACGACGCAGTTCGTCTTTTGGTTGCTGAACTTGGAAATCAACCAGAGCTGGCAGGCTGGCGCTATTTTGCTCCGGTTTCAAGAGACGAAATCAGAAAGATAATTCCATCCCCAACAGGAGACACGGAAAGTATCACCCCCCAAGTGGACATGGCAATGGAGAATGCCGGTAGGGCAAACATGCGTGACCGTTTCATTATCGAAACGTTCGGCAAAGACGCCTTCCCTCATTGGTTCGACCAAGATGAAGAAGAAGCCATTAGTCCAGCCGAGTACTCTCAATTGGGTGAGGTCGACGAGAGGGCGAAGTTCCGTGCAACAGGACGATTTGCCCCCGATGACCCATTTGAGGGCGACTCTGAAGCCGAAATTGACCTTTATGGACAAAGCTTTGACGAACTTGAGAATCCTCCATCCTTGTCTGCCGATGATGAAATAATCAAACTTGATAAAACAGATAAAAAAGACTTTGAGATTGAGCCTTTGCTTAAATATCTAGGAATAGATAAGAAAGAGTGGAGAACCAGACTTAGTGAAATTCTTTCTGAAAAGTTTGGAACCGATAGTACTGGAGTCAACCCTGAGTGGGAAAAGCAGGGAATCCCAACCGCAACTATTGCTCACATGATTCGTAAAGGAGTCCTGCCAAATGCGGCAGACGTCTGGAAGGACGGCAAGGCAGGGAAACTGTTTGACGAAGAGATGGAAAGACCCAAGTATGCGGTTTATGAAGCCCTTAACGAATTCATAGACAGAAGCTTCCCGAACAGCAGACTCAACAGCAAAGAAAACCGTAACAAAATAGTCGGCGCGACAGATATGGGTACCGCACTTCGCGATGCTGCTGCTGCAAAAGGTTCAGCCTGGAGTGCAAAGAAAGGCAACGAGCCAAGGTTCGCTGTTTCTGAAATGCAAACAATGGTTGACAGGTTTAACGAGATATTCGGAACGGACCATACTCTTGAAGACATTTTCAGCGCCGAGCAATTAAGAAACGCTAAAACCAGAATTGAAAACGGCGAAACGCTGTCAGGTAAAAAAAGAAAGCCAAAACAGGCTGATTAAAATTTAATTGAACTATCTACTGTTACCAATTCACGCACGTATAGCGTGATAGGTTATAATTAGAGACATTTAATGGTTAATGGTCTATCGGTCATTCCTTTGCACTAATAGGAGTTGTATGAATTACGACGAAAAAGTTACAGTAAGCATTGACGGAAACGGCGATGTGCTTAAGTGCGCCAAGGGTGCCTCTACTTCCGAATGCGGATACGTCAAGGGTGCAGAGCTTTGCGGTAAGTGCGGCGCTATGCCGGTGGAAATGAAAATGGTTCCAGTAGTCGAACCCGCCGAAGACGAAGACATGGAGAACACCGACGAGCCAATGACGGCTGCTCCTATGGCTAAGAAAATGAAAAAGAAAACGAATGGAGCACCTATTGCTATGGGTGACGAATCCGACGAACCAGAAATGACCGAAGACGAAATGGCCGCTTTCATGCCAAAGAAGAAAAAGGGCATGGATGTACCCATGTTGGAAGAAGAAGACGAAGAGAAGATGATGGGCATGTATGCAATGCCTAAGAAGAAAAAAGGAATGGGCGTAGCTCTCCCCGTAATGGAAGAGGACGAAGAGGACGAAGAAATGAAGGGTATGGGAATAATGCCTGACGAAACTTACGCAGAAGACGAAGAAACGCCTTTGAAGAGAAAGAAAAAAGGCATGGGTGCATCCATGATGGATGACGAAGAAGAAGAAGAAGAAGTCTTGGACAAAGAAGACATGGCTGTAGAAGGCATGGACCCTGAAGATGAAGATGAAGATGATGAAGAAGAAGAAGAAGAAGAGGATGAAGACGCAGAACTAGGTGTTAAGTCGTTTTCTGCTCGCGATTCTGAATGGGAAATGATTCGTCAGTCACGTATAAAGTCGCTTGGCCTCAAAGCTTCTGACGTTGGTGTTTCTGGTTATCTTTGTGCTCTTGAGCGTAAAGCTTATGGTGGTTCTTCTCCTGTTTGTGATGACTGCCCTGGCGGTTGTGTGTCCGAAAAAGGAATGCCTGGAATTCTCCACGTTGAAGGAATGGCTGAAAAGATGTTCGACGGAGTCGTTGTAGATTCTGGATACTCGTCAGATGCAGACATGTTCGTAATTGACGTGCAAGTTAAAGATGGTTCAATTAATGAAGTTTTCGTAGACGGAAGCAGCGCAGAAATGCTTGGATTCCACAAGCTTGACTCTTCAAGCTTTGAGCAGAAATCAGAAGTCGGTGCGTACACTCTTGTTGACTTCACGGAAGCAGCAGAAATAGCAGTTAAGTCAATTGACGGAACAGTTATCGCAGTAGAGCCTGACGTGTTCGAAGGTTTTGATGCTTACGCTGTAGAAATAGAAGGATTTGACGGCAAGTCCTACGATGTGTTCGTCGCACTAGACGGAGAAGTTCTCGGTTACGACAAGTACGAAGCAGACGAGATTGAGGACATTGAAGCAGAGGCTGCAGAGATAGCTATCAAGCAAGCCTTTTCTGAAGAACGTCGTATGGAAATGGCCAAGGAAGGAACCGCTCTTGAAGACGGTTCATACCCAATCGCTACAGAGACTGACCTAAGAAACGCAATCCAAGCCTATGGCCGCGCAAAAGATAAAGAAGCAGCAAAGAAGCACATCATGAAGCGAGCTCAGGCGTTGAAGCTTGAAAGTCTTATTCCTGGTAACTGGTTAGCAGGTAGTGACGAAAAGAGTCAAGATGTTAGCGATGCAGAGTTCATGGCTTCCCTTGTTGAGTTTCAATTGCTTGAAGATTCAGTCGACGAAATCTAGGAAGGGAGCACCACCATGGTGGATGCCCCTATAAATAGGGAAAGAATCGTAGTTTCGGCGCGGCTTATCGTGCCTTTGTCGTGCTGCGGTGGATTCAACGAAAAAGCACTTCGCTTTAGGCAGTCAATAAATTCTTCTGTATCTACTGGAAGACTAGAGCCAGAACTTGCATTAAAAGCAGTCGGTGACGTTTTTGGTTTAAGAAAAAAAACAGCCGAAGATACTGATAATAAAAAAAGAGAATTCACTGGAGACACTCGTCCCGGTGTTGCCTCAAATGAGTTCGGCTATCGCTGGGACAAATCAGCCAAGTGGGAACCAGGCTCTCGTCTTGTCATAAGCCCGTCGTATACGTCGCGCATGGGAATGGGAACCATGCCGAACGTGGGTTGGATTCCTAGAGACGAAAATCAACCAAAGTCTTTTCAGGAAATGATTTCGAGAATTCAATCAGAACCTCAGATTCAGTTACGAAAATTTAAAGTAAATCCAAAAACTGACGACATAATCCCTGAGTCAGAAAAGATAATTGACCCTTTTGCTATTTCTTCCGGCATGACCATGGAAGAAAGACGAAATGCTCAAAGAAAATATCAAATCGATAATCCTGAAGAAAAAAGACTTCCAGGCGCGAGTCTTGAATCACGAGTTCCGGGAGGCTCTCTTTTAAGTAGAGCAGCAGCTGTTTTTGGTATCCTGAGAGACGAGAACAACAAGTTTCGATGCCCTCCAGGAACTCCGGCAGCAAATCAGTTCACTGACGCAACTGGTTCCAACTGCTTCGGTTTTAGTGCTTCAAAGTTTTCACGTTTCGCAGCAAGGGAAGCAGCCAGACTTACGGCAGAAGGCGAATACGAGGGGTTGAGAACAAACGCTAATGCTTTTTTTGGTTACCTATACGGCGGCAGTCAACAAGCAAGAGGCGTTGCAAGTCCAGAGTTTATTTCCCGATGCGCATACTGGGAAGACCTTTATGGAGACAAATTAAAGCCGCCTTCATGGCGCGACACCCCTGTCACAGAAAATCTTCGTCTGTTCAAAAACGGAGCAATACGTGCACAGGACGATATTGCGAGACAAAAAGCCTCAGCAGTACGTATCTATGATGCTTTAGGAATCGACCCCAGTGACCCAAATGCTCATTTCCAGGCTGTCGAAAAATTACAGAAGATGCATGTTGATAGTGACGGTGCTGCTGGATGGGACTTAAAGATTTTAAACACTTCTTCTGGTGGAGACGCATCTCGTCTAACTGATTTAGAAGTCAGAGAGTTTACTGAAGCAAGACTTAAATCAGTTTCAGGGTGGAATCGTTTATCAAACGAAGAACAAAAAAGACTTATTGATTCTGACATTAGAAGGTATCAAGAGACAGAACGAGCAATGTTCGAAACACTCTTGGACCAATTCATGCAAAATCCATCAACAGCGAGAGTGCTTGGAAGAGTTGAATATAACTTTTTATCTGATGACGAAGCTGGAACAGGAATGTACAGAGATGCCCCCTCTATTGTTCCACGATTAAAACCAGACGGAACACCAGTTCTTGACAAAGCCGGCAACCCCGTAATGGGCAAAGTTCCCGGAGAACTACGTAGCGTTATTCATATAAACATGAAAGAAATTCTACAAAATCAAGAAACAATGCTTCCAAACATGGGACCAGATGAAAGATTGGCAATTTCTGCGATTGGCGCACGAAGCGAAGCCGAAGGTCGTTTAGCGGTTGCAGATTTTCTTGTCAACGTAGACCATACCGCAAGAGGAATGGCTGGACTAATTGATGGTGTCTACTCTTTCTCTAGTCACATCATGCTTCACGAGCACGCACATAGTATTCAGCTTCAAGTATTCATGGCGAAAATTCAAGAACAGATAGACAGCAAAGGTTTCATATCTGTTCCCATAGTAGACAGAAACGGAATCGTTAAAGGGACAAGAAACGTAGACTCAATCTACAGACTGTCCGGCGATGACGTTATGGCGATAATGACCGACGTAGCGGACGACATAAACCTGGATTCCTTAAAAGACGCCATGGAGCGCATCAAATCTGTGGCACCTCTTGCTGGAGCGTATCCAAGAGATGCATACAAAGAAGGCTCAGAGGTTTGGGCTCTTGAAGTAGCAGCAGAACTACACGCCCTTCGCGCGAGAGGCATAATATACGGAGACGACATTGACGCAGCTTTAGCCTTTATGGACGACATAGGCGATAGTAGAGCGTCGATTGACAGAGCTCTTGGTGACGAGACCGCAGCGCTTGTTGACATGGACGACGTGTTCACTATTCGTCCAGACTCCGTCGTTCCGGACGGCATGCCGGAAGAATCCATAACAGAAGCGCTAGGGGACAGGGACGAACGCATTGCTTCTGCTCTTCGTGAGGAAATAAAACAATTCAAGACGGGATTCAAAGACCTTCCTGAAGATGAAATGATTTCAGAAGCTGCAATTATTGAATCTCAGAGAGATGCTTCAAATAACACGTTAAAGAAACTTAATG